TGTAGTTCTGACATACTCATATTTATAGTCATTGCCTGTGCAATAAATATGTATGATATGCCAAGATTATCCATTTTTAAGCCTGAAAAGGGCAACGACTACAAGTTCTTCGATCGCAACATCAAGGAGATGTTCACCGTGGGTGGCACAGACTTACACCTACACAAATATCTAGGACCCTACGATCAGGGAGACACAAACAAGGACGGACCTGCGAGTCCCAGCCAACCCAGGGTGACAGGAAGTGACCTAAACGAGACCACAATACAAGATTTGCTATTTTTAGAAAACAGAGACAGGAAATATTCTAGTGATGTGTACACAGTCAGAGGAATATACAATGTGCAAGATGCAGATTTCAACCTATCGCAGTTTGGCATGTTCTTACAGAATGACACACTATTCCTTACAGTGCATTTGAATGATATCGTGGAAAGGATTGGCAGGAAACCAATGAGTGGCGATGTGATAGAATTCCCACATATGAAGGAAGATTATTCTCTGGATGAAAGTGTGCCAATCGCACTAAAGAGATACTACGTGGTAGAAGATGTGAACAGGGCCGCGGAAGGATTCAGTCAAACATGGTGGCCACATCTGCTGAGATTGAAGATGAAAACTCTAGTAGATTCACAAGAATTCAAAGATATCATAGGCGATGCAACCACAACAGGATCGGTCGCCAGTTACATGAGCACATACAACAGAGAGAAAACCATCAACGATCAGATCGTTGCACAGGCAGAGCAGGATGCACCAAAGGCGGGATTCAACTACAAGCAATACTATGTTGCACCAATCGATGAAAGGGGCAACATCAGGACAGAAAATGTTAACACTGAAGCACAGAGAGCCAGCAGTGATAACACAGTGAATGCCACAATAGACACACCAGCAAGTTCACACTACGGATTCTACCTAGATGGAGATGGTGTGGCACCCAACGGAAATCCAGCAGGATTTGGTATCACATTCCCAACGTCTGGTGTTGACCAAGGCGATTATTTCTTGAGAACAGATTTCTTGCCCAACAGATTGTTCAGGTATGACGGAGTCAGATGGGTCAAAATTGAAGACAGTGTGAGAATAACTACAACGAACAATGATTCTAGATCAAACTACAAAACAAGTTTCGTCAACAACACAACGGAATCAACAATAAACGGATTAACGGTCAAACAGAGACAGTCATTGACAGATGCACTGAAACCAAAGGCTGACAATTAAACATGTTGCATTTTTACGAAGGACAGGTCAGGAAATTTCTCACTCAATTCATTAGGATCTTGAGTAACTTCTCTGTGGAGACAGGCAAAGGCAGTGACGGTTCCGTACAATTAAGGGCAGTGCCGGTGGTGTATGGTGACCCAACAAGACAGGTTGCAAACATAATAAGGAACAACTCAGAGAACGCACTACAGTACGCACCTAGGATAGCGGCGTATGTAAGGGAATTAAACTACGACAGGGACAGGATGCAGAATCCTTATCACATAGAGAAACAGCATTTGAGAGAAAGAGGCATAGACTCGGACGGCAACTACACCAATGAGATGGGTGCAGGTTACACAGTTGAGAAAGTGATGCCATCTCCGTTCAGGTTGGAAGTGTCGGCGGACATCTGGACAACAAACACAGATCAGAAATTGCAGATCATGGAACAGATATTGTATCTGTTCAACCCAGACTTTGAGATACAGAAAACGGACAACTACATCGACTGGACCAGTTTGAGTTACGTTGAATTGACAGGAACAACGTTCAGTTCGAGGACCATACCTGTTGGGGCAGATTCAGAGATAGATGTCGCAACACTGACCTTCTCAATGCCAATATGGTTATCACCACCGGTGAAAGTTAAGAAATTAGGTGTGGTACAAAAAATCATAATGAGCATATACGATGACGATGGCGGCATAGCCAAAGGATTGATAGACGGGGAACTTACATCTAGGAGTTACATCACACCAAACAACTTTGGATTATTGGTTACAGGTAACCAACTAAGATTACTAGGTTCAACGGGCACAAATGTCAAATCAGGAGGAGATGGATTCCACACAGGTGCGAACGAACCAAGCAACTACGATCCTTTCGAAACATTTGGACCAGCAGTGAACTGGAAGGTACTGTTAGATCAATATGGTAAAGTGACAAACGGCACATCACAGATAAGACTGACACAACCAAACGGAAATGAGATAGTTGGCACCATAGCAACATCAACGCTGGATGATACGATTCTATTGTACACAATAGACGGGGACACAATACCAAGCAATTCTCTTACAGCGGTAAAAAAAATAATAAATCCAGCAACATTTGATCCAGGCACACCTGTGAATGGTGACAGATATCTGGTGATCAATGATGTTGGAGACTCGACAGCCAGTTTCCAGAGTCAGACATGGGGCACATTAGTGGCCAGCGTTGGAGACATCATAGAATACAACAGTTCAACATCAAAATGGAATGTGGCATTTGACGCCAGCAATCCAGATTCAACACAACACTACGTGACCAATCTCAACACAGGTATTCAGTACAGGTTCAATGGCACGGAATGGGTCAAATCCTATGAAGGCGTGTACACACAAGGTAATTGGAGCATAGTGCTTGATGGTGGAGCGGATCCAGGATACAACTCAAGCCTTGACGCCACAACCCCATAGTTGTTATAATAAAACATGAAAGAAAACATAGTCTGTTCGGGTGCCCTGTTCTACGCCACCAGCACCAAACGTTTCCTGTTCCTACAGAGAACTGATCGGAAAACACAAGGCATGTGGGGATTGGTTGGCGGTAAAAGCAAATTCACAGAGAGTGCTTTCGAGGGACTGAAACGTGAGATCGAGGAAGAGACAGGCAGTATGCCCAAAATAAAGAAAACGATACCATTAGAAATGTTCACGTCAAACGATCAGAAGTTTTTCTTCCACACATATCTCATAGCCATAGATGCAGAATTTATTCCAAAGTTAAATGATGAACATTCGGGATACTGCTGGTGTGCGTTTGAATGTTGGCCCAAGAATTTACACATGGGTCTCAAGAATACTTTGAATAATAAAAGTATTAAGGGAAAATTACAGACTATATTGGATTTGATTGTTTAGGAATCTTTGATATATGTCTTACCTGTAAGTTTTTCTATATCTCTGATCATTTCTTCCATGTTCACCCTTACAGTTTTGCCGGTTTTGACGTTCCTTGAGAAGTATTCCCACTCACCCGCTTCGTTGTGAGGAGATATTTTGGTAACGTTACCCGCTTCGTCCCTAACGAACACTTCTGCACTAGATGCCTCGTCTTTGGCGTATATGTGTGCGTTGTTGGCCACACCAGATGGATCACTTCCCACTGTCAGTGCGATCGGACTGCTAAATGTTTTGGCACCCGAAATAGTCTGTTCTGTTGACACCAACACCGTGTCTGCCGTTGATGCACCTGCACTTCCCCTCAGCATGTGTACCCTGTATCCGTTGACAGTTGTGCTTGATCCTGATGTTGACGCCGCTTGTACTGTGACCGTGCTTCCTGACAGGCTGGCAGTGACTTCCAATTGATCTGTGCCTTTTGTGCTGACCATTGGACCTTGTGTCACATAGGCTTCGTCATTGGCAACCACCATGACCTCTGATATGCTGGCCGCACCCTCTGTGGAGTTGTAACCAGTGAACACATAGAACGCACCTGTGTACGTTGATGTGTTGAATGAATCTACTGTTGTTGCGGCGGAACTCACGGTAGTCGCTTCTACAACATTGACATTATCACCCGTTGACGCCGACTCATCATCGGCCAATAGAATCCTGTATACAGTGACACGGCAGTTGGGTGCCTGAGCAGATGCTTTCAACACAACTTCCGTGCTGTCCACTTCCGCGGTCAATGTGATCAGATCATTGTTACCGGTGTTGACGTTTCCATACTGTGTGATGTATGCTGAAGAACCATCATGCACAACCAGTGCTTCCGTGTTTGACACTTCTCCCGTGGTTGTGTTATTGACCGAGATGTAGTATTTGGCACCCCTGTAACTGGCCAGTGCCCAACCATCTATCTTCTCTGCGGCACTGTCAACATCTGTGTTTATCGTGGTTGTTACATTTCCCGTAGTGCCTGCCGTGGTGTTGTCACCTAATCCTATCCTGTAGAAGCTCACGGAATTGACCACACTACCACCAGTTGCCTTCAATCTAGCGTTACCGCCCGCCACGTCCGCAGTCGCTGTTATGTACGTGTTGCTAACGTTTGACTGTGTGATGTGTGATTCTGACACGAACGCATCTGTGTCATTGTGTACCAAACTGTACTTGGCCGTCGATACTTCGTCGTTGATCTCGTCCCTTGTTATGGCCAGATACCATGCACTGTCATAGGTCCCAGTGACAAATTGGTTGATCACTTTCTCTGTAGTACTGATCGCCGTCTCACTGTCTGTGGTAGTGTCATCCGTGTTTTCCGACGTAGTACTAGTCGCACCCAATTGTGCCCAGCCTCCCGCCGATGTGTAGCCCTCTATGGTGTCTGTTGAACTGTTGTATCTTATCTCACCAACTGCTCCGCTTGGTCTCTGTGCGGTGGTTCCGTTGGGTAATCTTATGGCGTTGGTGACTGCTGATGCATCCAACACTGTGGTGGCATTCATTGTTATGATCGTGCTACCATCCGCGTCTATGGTGATCGCACCTGTTCCTGAATCTGTTACGGTCACGTTTGAATTTAGTTGTGATATAGAGTTTGTCGAGACTGTGGCGAAACTCAATGTGCCACTACCGTCTGTTTTTAGGAATTGATCTGCACTACCATCCGTGGTTGGGAACTTGTATGCGTTGTTGAACGTGATAGCACCACTGTCGTTGCCGTCAATCTTGAATTGTGTCTTACTTGGTGTGTTGGCATCTGCTGATGTGCCATCTGTGGTGACCGAAACAGCAAACTGTGTCCTGTTGGCATTGTTGGTGTTGTCAAAAGCAAAAGTACCACCGACAATCAGTGCTGAACCATTCCAGTATTCGTGGTTACTTCGAAATAGATAATCGCCTGATTGTACGGCACTCGGTGAGGCAATTGTGCCTCTATATCTTCTTGTTCTTACATCTGGAGCGTCAGCACTGTCATTGTACTGCTCCATCCTGATCTGTGAGGTCTGGGCACCTTCGCCCGTCATGTGTAGTGTTACTTCAGGTGAGGATTGGTTGATACCGATGTAGTTGTTGCCCTGGTCGATGCTGAGCGTGGATGATGTCGTTATGAAATTGCCCGTGGCATCCACCACGCACAGTTCGTTGGCCGCACCAAGGGTGGTGCCGTCCAGTACATTAAGTTCCGTGGCCGTGGATGTGACCGCTGTGCCACCTATCGATAGATTGGTGGTGTTTAATCCTGTTGTGGTTGCTGTTCCGTTTACCTGTAATGCTGTTGATGGTTCAGAAGTACCAATACCCACACGACTGTTCGTCACGTCGAGATACAGTAGGTTTGTTTCAAATGCAAGATCGACACCATTCCTGGTCAGATTGGACTTTAATACCGATCCTGATATACG